CCGCTGGCTGTTGACCCCATCGCCACACCGCACTCAGTACCACTATCAATGCGTTAAGTGCAACCAAGTGGCATGGACCACACTAAAGGAGAAGGTGGAATGACCAAAGAAGAAGCCCTCGCAGCAATCAAACTGCTGTCTGCGCTGGAGTCTTGGGCATTCAGCACGAAGAACATTTTGCCCGATTACCTACACGATGATCTGTGCGTGACGCAGCAGGTGCTGGAGAAGATTGTTTTAAAAGAAGCGGAATCGTAAGCAGCAAAAAGGGGCCAGTGGCCCCTTTTTTCATTCGTCCATATCCGGGGTGTACCCCTTGACCAGTTTTCGCTCTTTGGGCGACAGGATATAGATCTCATCCCTCTGGCGCTGCTTGGCCCTCAGAATGGCCTTGCGCTGCTGCTCGAACGTGGTCAGGATGGCCGGATTGATCGCCCACTCTGCTATGTGCCTATGCACCTTGGACCCGTCATCTGTTCGGATCACATACCGGGCCTGTTCCAGATCGCTCATGGTGTCCATGACCAGTTGATCCTTGGCCCAGTCACTCAGACTGTCGGGCCACTGCCTACGGGCTGACCGCTTGATCTCTGACAAGGTGATCTTGCCCTGCGTGGCGTGCTGGACAATGTGCTCGGTGAGCCACTTGTCGAACTCCCTGCCCATGCCCTCATCGAACGCATACCGATAAGCCGGAACAAGGTAGGTCTTAGCGAACTCGACAACCCGCTGGGCCACATCGCCCGATACCTGATTGCTGAACGGCGACTCGATCACGTGCCAGAGCAGCATGAGCCGCCCCACTGTGCCCTCCAGCTTACCGAAGGCGGTCATAAACACCGGGCCACTGTGCAGCAACACCTCGTCTTGCATCTTCTCGTTGTACCAGTACTGGAATTCCCGGTAAATGGCGAACGCCTCGGGGGATAACTTATACACCTGCGCTGGCAGGCTGTACGCCAAGCGCATCACGCTCTCCCACGCCGAGGTGTTGACCATGAAGTCGGGCAGGGGCTGGCCCACACCCCAATTACGATCTCGCAGCATCACGGGGATGAATCGCTGGAGCAGGCCGTCAGCGGCCAGTGACCTGCTGTTCTCACGGAACACCTGCGGCTGGACGTTGCCGTAAATCCCCACGGCGAAGTTTTCGGCAAGGATAGACCCAGCGCCCACCCGGTCCATTTTGTAGTAGTCGGCCTCATAGGCCACGACCCACGCTGATCGGTCATCCCCGCTTGACCTGTCGGTCATCTTGCCGATCCACCCGTTCATCTCGTCCAGCACACAGAGCAGGCCACGGGGGTTATCCGCAGCGTCACGCACCAGCTTTTGGCTGGTCACGTCAGAGGTGACGATCTTCAGCGGTGCTGGTCGCTGTGCCAGATCGGGCACTGATGGGGCCAGATCGCCACCCAGCATGGCGTCAGGGCTGGCTGACCACTCAAGGAAAGACTTCTTGGCGCTGGTGTATGCCGCCTCTTTACCCTCCCAATCGAGTGCTGCCTTGCTGTACCTCGGGCCGTCCTCCATCTCCAAATAGCGCAGCGTGGTGAACATGGGCTTGGACGCTGGGGACTTCTTGAGGGACGGTTTGCCAATCGTCATGACCCAAAGCACTGGGGGCACTTGATACCGGGGCATGAGTTCAAGCCGTGACCGTGCGTCAATGGCCCCGCAGACAGCGGCCAACCCAGCGAACAAAGGGACCAAAGGGTCGCTACCCATCTCACTTCCTATTTGCAGCGCACGATCTCGCAGCACTGCGGGGAAAAGGTCCATGTTCACATCGGGTGCGCTGATGCGAAACCCGTCAAGCAACTGGTCAGGGGTGACCGTGGGAGCCTCCACGGCGCTGAACAACTCGGACGCATCGGGCATGGGCCTGCTCCACCCGTGTGACTTAGCAATGTGAAAGAGTGTCCCCAACTTGACAGCGGTGGCCTTGTCAGGCTTGAAGCTGATCCATTGGGTCAGGATCTCACGCTCTCCGGGGTACTTGGTCTGAGCCGTGGCGCTCCACTCGTTCCACAAGGCCAGAGCCTGCTCAAGCTGATCGGTCTGGGTGCCTGCCCAGTGCAGCGCCATGCCGATGCCCACCCACTCGTCACGGGTGCATTCAGCAGGGACTGCATCAAGGGCTTGCCTGATCTCCTCCCACGAGGCGTCAATAGTGCCGTCCGTGGCGATGGTGCGCTCTTTGTCCTGCGCCAGCATCCCGTTCCACAGGTCCAGCAGACCTTGGGGGATGATGGGCAGACGGGTCCAGTGGCCGTGGCCTGCCCAGTGGTAAGGCTGAAGTGTCTCGGGGTGTATGGACGGCGGCAGAACGTCCTGCACCGTCAGACCGCTGACCGTAGCGCACCGCAGTTCGTAAGCTGTGATGCCCCCGTGCATGATCTTCTTTGATGGCAGCGCAGCGCCGAAGGGCATCGCGTACAGCAGCTTACCGTGTCCCGGCTTGCCCGAGTTGATCACCACAGCATCGGACGCAGCGTAGAGGGCATCGAGGTCAAGGCCGTGCTCTGCCAACAGGCTGGTGGTCACGGTCCAGTTGTCAATGTCAAGAGCCATCGTGCCGCTGTACGCATGGGCCAAGCCGATGCCGTAGCCCGGTGGCAGATCGCCTTGGGCCTTGAGGGCGTTCTCTCGCAGGTTCCAACCCGGTGTGCGTGGCCCCTTGGTGTTGGCTGGGATGGGCACAAGTGACCACCCGTGTCTGATGTAAGCATCGACTGATGCTGGGTGTGATTGCACAGTCTGCGGTGCTGTCATAAAATGGACCCGTTGGTGATTGCAGTTGCCGACACTTCGTTCATTGTGTTTCTCCTTTAGACCCCGTGGTCCACAAACCACGGGGTTTTTCTTTGCCTAAAGTAATTTTTCAAAACTGTTGCACAATCGTAGCACAAGTCTGCTACACTGCGTAAACGGTTAAGGAAATTATTCATGCACACCAACCAACCCAAATCAGCGTTTATGACTGTCCGAGTGACAGACAAGACGCGCACCAAGTTTCATGACAAGGCACAGAAGATCGGCACCCCGAGCGAAGTGCATCGTGAAATCGTCGAGGCTTTCGTAGAAGACCGCCTCACAATCCAACCCCCTGTAATCCGTAAACTGGAGAAACTTTATGTCACTCGAACTCAAGATTGAAGCCCTGACCGCTGCCGTGGTTGCCCTGACTGCCAAGCTGGAGTCCAGCAATGTAGCAGCACCCGCACCTGTTGCACCAGCACCCGCACCCGTGGTACAAGCTGCCCCGGTTACCGCACCAGTTACTTTGCTTTCCGACACTCCCGGCCCCGTTGGCGCGTCAATGCCAGCGCCTCCATCATTTGCGGCTCCAGCGCCCGTTGCCGCCGTTGCGGGCGCACCGTTCACTGACGGTAAGGGTCTGATTGACTATGTGATGGGTGCCTACAAGGCTCTCGGCCCACAAAAGGGTGCCCAGATTCAAGGCGTCCTGACTGGCATGGGCTACCAGAACATCAACGATGTGAAGCCCGAGCACTACGGCGCACTGTTCGCTGGTGTTGAGGGGCTGAAGTGAGCGATCACGCCAAGCTGTCCCCATCGAAGCGCAGCCGCTGGGCATTGTGCCCCGGCAGCATTCGAGAGGAGGCCAAGTACCCTGACACCGGTAGCGGCCCCTCTGCTGCCGATGGCACACACTCGCATACGCTGCTTGAGCACTGCATCAAACAGTTTGTTGACCCGCTGTCAATGGTGGGTCAGTTGATGACCGATCACGAAGGCTCGTTCCATGTTGACAAGGACCGTGCTGAACGTGTCAAGGTTGCATTCGACTATGTTCACAAGATCGAAAATCTTGGGCATATTGTGGTCAGCGAAACCAAGGTAGACCCCGAGTTCCTGCTGGGCCGCAAAGACCTGTCGGGTACGGTGGACCTTCAGATCATCGGTGGTGACACCATTGAACTGATCGACTACAAGGACGGCATGGGTGTGGTGAGCGCCGAGGGCAACATGCAGCTTGAGCAGTATGCCTACGGCGTACTGGCTGGCTTTAAGCTGCCTATCAACGGCGACTACCCGTTCAAGACGGTTCGCATGACAATCATCCAGCCCAAGCTGGCGCTGCGCGGGATGCCTGCCATCACATCGCACGAGGTTTCTGTGCGTGACTTGTTGGCGAACATGGGTACAATCATCACGCAAGCCGCTGCAACTGACAAACCAGATGCGCCGCTTGTACCGGGTGAAAGTCAATGTAAATTCTGCCGTGCTAAGGGTTCCTGCTCTGCTCTGGCAAGTAACGTAATGAAGGAGGTCGGGATCATGTTCCAGCCTGTCGTAACCGAAACACTCGATGTCGCACAGCAAAGTGCCGATAAAGATCCATCCACGATGGACGATGCCCAGATCCGTCAGATCATGGAAGCTGCTCCCCTGATGCGCCAACTCCTCGAAGGTGTGGAGAAGGAAGCCCTGCGCCGTTTGCAAGCTGGTCAAGCCATCCCCGGCTTGAAGCTGGTCAATGGTCGTGGCTCCCGTGCGTGGGCGCTGCCCGAGGACCAGATGGCCGAGAAGCTGGTCAAGATGGGCATCCCCAAGACTGCGATCTACGAAACCAAACTCGTCACCCCTGCCAAGGCTGAAAAGCTAACGTGGGAAAAGCGCGATGGCACAAAGGTCACACTGACCGACCGCCAGTTGCAGCGCATGGAGCAAGAGTATGTGTCCAAGTTGGCTGGCAAGCTGACCGTGGCCCCTGAGTCTGATAGCCGTCCTGCGGTTGTCACGAACGCTGCACCGTTGTTCAGTGCAGTGGAAACCCCCGCCGAGCTTCCCGCTTGGCTCCTGTAATCATTGAAAGGTAATTGTCATGTCCGAAATCATTTTCTTGTCGAACGTCCGTCTGTCGTTCCCCCACCTCGCTGAACCGCAAAAGCAGATGAACGAAGCCACCGGCAAAGAGCGCATCAGCTACAACTGCGAGTTCATCATGCCGCAGGATCACGCTGGCTTTCAGCAGTTCATGGCACGTTACGGTGCCTTGGCGCTGGAGAAGTGGAAGGAACACGCGCAAGCTGTCATGTCCATGATCCAGAACGACCGCAAGACCCGCTGCTTTGGTCGTGGTGAGGAGAAGGTCAACAAGAAGACCTTCCAGCCGTATGACGGCTACGCTGGCAACGTGTTTATCACAGCAGGCCGCGACACCGCACCGCAGATGATCCAAGCCGATGGCACACCCATCGACCCAGCCAACACGATGGCGTTTCAACAACTGGCCCGCAAGATGTATGGCGGTTGCCGTGTCAACGCTGCCATCAAGCCTTGGCCTCAAGACAACAAGCATGGCCGTGGCATCCGCTGCGACTTGATTGCTGTCCAGTTTGCTGGTGACGATACCCCATTCGGTGAAGGAGCCGTTGATGCGTCTACCTTGTTTGGTGCGGTGGCGGGTGCTCCTGCTGGAATGTTCGGCGCTGCGCCTCAAGGTGCGCCTGCGATGCCTGCTGCGCCGTTTGCGCCGCAAGTCGGTCTTCCTTCATTTCTGAGCCAGTAATTAAATCGGGGCTGAAAGCGGATGCTGTGCCACTGGGGGTTCCCGGTGGACCGGCCACAGTGCAGCGAGTAAGCCCCACCTAACCCGGTAACCGTAATGAGTAAAACACCTGAATACATCGCATGGATCAACATGCGTCAAAGATGTAATAACCCGCATGGTCACAACGCCATTTACTACATTGACATTTCAGTGTGCGATGAGTGGAACGACTTTGCGAGATTTGTTGCAGACATGGGTTTGCGACCAAGCGCCAAGCATCAACTTGACCGGCGCGACAACACCAAGGGTTACTCGAAAGAGAACTGCCACTGGGTTGAGAAGAAACCACAAATGCAAAACACCCGACTCAGTAAATGGTGGGTCATTGACGGCGCACGTTACGCCAGTTTGAGCGAAGCTGCTGCCGTTGGTGTGACAGTCGGCAGAATCAAAGCATGGTGTGAAGGGCGCACCGATGGTGGCTACACGTACCCTCCGAAGCCAAATTGCTGGTCGGAGAAAAAATATGCGCAATGATTATGTCTTCGATGTGGAAACCTATCCCAACGTGTTCACGCTGGCAGTGGAACACGCAGAAGCACCTCTGCACTGGATGTTCGAGATCAGTGACCTACGCAACGACAGTCGTCAGATCGTTGAGTTCCTCCAGTTCCTCAAGGACACCGACTCACGCATGGTCGGCTTTAACAACTTGGGGTTCGATTACCCCGTGGTCCATACGCTGATTCGCATGGGTCACAGCGATGCCAACACGCTGTACCAAAAGGCAATGGCGATCATCAACTCACAAGATGAAGACGGCAGCAGGTGGATGCACCTCGTCAAGCCCACTGACCAGTTCGTGACCCAGATCGACCTGTTCAAGATTCACCACTTCGACAACCGTGCCCGATCCACCAGCCTCAAGGTGCTGGAGTTCAACATGAGATCGGACAGCATTGAAGACCTGCCGTTCCCCGTGGGAACGGTTCTGAACCCTGAGCAGATCAAAGTGCTCAAGGAGTACAACAAGCACGATGTCGCGCAGACCAAGGCGTTCTATCACCACACGCTTGACATGATCCACTTCCGTGAAGAACTCACGCGCAAGTACCAGCGTGACTTCATGAACCACAACGACACCAAGATCGGCAAGGACTACTTCGTCATGAAGCTGGAAGAAGCCGGTGTCGCCTGCTACGACTTTGGCCCCAAGGGTCGCACACCCCGGCAGACCAAGCGCCCGGTGATCCACTTGAAGGACGCCATTCTGCCGTGGATCAAGTTCGATGACCCCGAGTTCACACGGGTGCTGAATTGGCTCAAGGCTCAGTCAATCACCGAAACCAAAGGAGTCTTCAATGACCTTACTGCAAGTGTCAATAATTTTACTTTTGTGTTTGGTCTGGGTGGTATTCATGGAAGCGTCGAGTCAGAGGTCATTGAGTCTGACGATGATCATGTCATTGTTGATCTTGATGTCACTTCTTATTATCCCAATCTGGCTATCACTAATTCTTTCCATCCTCAGCATCTTGGCAAGGATTTTGTAAGCATCTACAAGTTTCTGTTCGAGCAGCGCAAGTCGTACCCCAAGAAGTCAGCAGAGTCGGCCATGCTGAAGCTGGCGCTGAACGGTGTCTACGGTGACAGCAATAACCAGTTCTCTGTCTTCTACGACCCGCTGTTCACCATGAGCATCACGCTCAACGGTCAACTGCTGCTGTGCCTGCTGGCCGAGGGGTTGATGCACATCGAGGGGCTGCGCCTCATCCAAGTGAACACTGACGGCCTGACTGTGCGTGTACCTCGCACCCACAAGGTGCTTGTCGATCTGGCCCGTATGGCATGGCAAGAGCGCACCGGGTTGAACCTTGAGGAAGCTGTGTACAAGGCCATGATGGTGCGCGATGTCAACAACTACATCGGCGTGTTTGAGAACGGCAGCACCAAGCGTAAGGGTGCATACGAATACAACATGGGCTGGCACCAGAACGCTGGTGGTCTTGTGATTGCCAAGGTGGCCGAGAAGGTGCTGGTCGAGGGTGCGCCGATCAGGCAGACCGTGGAGCAGTGGCCCGACATCATGGACTTCATGCTGCGCACCAAAGTGCCCCGGTCGAGTCACTTGGGCCTTGAGCGTGACGGCGTGACCGTGCGACTGCAAAACACCACGCGCTACTACATCGCCAAGGGTGGTGGTCGCCTGTTCAAGTGGATGCCACCGCTGGCAAAGAAGCCCGGTGAGTGGCGAAAGATTGGCGTCGAATCAGGCTGGGGTGTACAGGTCTGCAACGACATCAAGGATGCTGGCAAGCTGCCAGTCGATTTTGACTACTACGTTCAAGAAGTGGAGAAACTATGTCTCAGTTTGAAGTGACGATGGAAGAAGATGAAGCGTTTGACGCGCTGGACAAACAGGTTGCTGGCGACCACTACAAGGACTTGCCGATTCAACCAGTTGAGTACATCCACGCAAACGCAATTGGATACTTTGAGGGCAACGTGATCAAGTACGTCTCCCGCTGGCGCAAGAAGAACGGCATGGCCGATCTGGAGAAGGCCAAGCACTACATCGAGTTGCTGATCGAGTTGGAGAACCGCAAACTACTTGGAGAACTTGATGCTCGAAAAACAAATTGAGGCCAAGGTCTGCGACTACGCCAAGACCAAGGGCATGATGGTCTACAAGTTCACCAGCCCCGCACGGGCCGCTGTGCCTGACCGCCTGTTCATCCTAAACGGTCGGGTGTTCTTCATCGAGTTCAAGCGCGAGGGTCAGAAGGCCACGCCTGCACAAGAGCGTGAGCACCACAGGCTGCGCCAGCAGGCGATCAACGTGTTTGTGGTGGACAACGTGGACGCAGGCAAAGAGTGCATCGACACCATGTGCGGCCTGATTGAGAACGGCATATGCTGACACCTGACCTGTTGCACGGCTATCAGCAAAAGGCTGTCAACTTCCAGTCCACGCATCCTCACTCGATGCTGTGGCTGGACATGGGACTGGGCAAGACCGTGATCACCTTGACCACGATGGCCCACCTGATCCGCACCAGCTTCCTGCGGGGTGTGATCATCGTGGCCCCCATCCGAGTCATCCGACTGGTCTGGAGGCAAGAGGCTGCGAAGTGGGAGCACACCAAGCACCTCAAGTTCAGCATGGTCGCAGGCACAAAGGACCAGCGCACCCGCGCCCTGCTGCGCCCTGCCGATGTCTACATGGTGAATTACGAGAACCTCGGCTGGCTCGCGGAGACACTGCAAACCTACTTCGTCAAGAGGGGTCGCCCCATGCCCTTCAACGGCATCGTGTGGGACGAGATCAGCAAGATGAAGAACAGTGCCACGAACCGGGTCAAGGCGTTTCGCAAGATCGCCGACCAGTTCGACTGGACCACGGGCTTGACGGGCACACCTGCCAGCAACGGGTACAAAGACCTGCACGGTCAGTTCCTCGTGGTGGACAAGGGTGAGCGTCTGGGCACAAGCAAGACAGCGTTCCGCACCCGGTTCTACAAGAAGGTCGGACCCTACAAGGAAGTGGCCTACGAGGACACCGAGGACACGATCAAGAAGCTGATCGGGGACATCACGCTGGAGATGTCAGCCGAGGACTACAACCCGCTGCCTGACCTGATCGTCAACAACATCGAGATTGAGATGCCCGACGAGTTGAGGACCAAATACGACAGGCTGGAAAAAGAGTTCTTCATGGTGCTGGACAGCGGCAAGGAAGTCGAGGCGTTCAACCAAGCGGCTCTCACCAACAAGTGCTTACAGTTCTCCAACGGAGCCATGTACCCCATCGCCGGGATGCCTCTGTGGGAACCGGTGCATGACATGAAACTGGACGCGCTGGAGGAGATCATCGACGAGGCTCAGGGTAGTCCAATCCTGTGCGCCTATGCGTACCGGTCCGATGCCCAGAGGATCATGGAGAAGTTCAAAGACCTGCGGCCCATTAACCTGACCGAGTGCAAGAGCGAGGCGTCGCTGACCAACGCCATGCACCGCTGGAAGACTGGCGACTGTTCCCTGATGATCGGCCACCCCGCCAGCATGGGCCACGGCATCGACGGCTTGCAGAAGAACGGCCACATCCTCGTGTGGTATGGCCTCAACTGGTCGCTGGACTTGTACGAGCAGTTCAACGCCCGTGTGCGCCGCCAAGGTCAAGGGGCACCAGTGATGTGCCACCGCATCCTGATGCAAGACACACTGGACCAAGCACAAGCACTGGCTCTCGATGAGAAGGCCACAACCCAAGCTGGGCTGCGTAACGCAGTCAAACAATACCGTCAATCCAAAGGAGTATGAACATGAGCACTGAAGCAATTGAACTCTGGCACAAACGTGCCCGCCCTGAACCCACCGACAAAGACTTTAACGTGCAGCTTGGATGCCACTTTGAGGAGATTCAAGAGATGGCTTGCACCCTTGAAGGTGTCGATGTCATCATGATCAAGCTACTCGACGAACTCGATTCAGTTACTTCACAGATCTCAAGTCGATTGAAAAAAGGACTCAGTGCTGTTGAAATCATCGACCGCAAAGAGTTCCTTGACAGCATCGCAGATCAGGTGGTCACCGGCATCGGTGCGGCTTACTGCGCAGGCATGAAGGGTGCCGATGCGTGTGACCGGGTGAACACCAGCAACTGGTCCAAGTTCGACCACAACGGCCAACCCATTCGTGATGCCAACGGCAAGATCAAAAAAGGTCCAAATTATCAGCCGCCAGTGCTTGACGGCCTCTATTAAAAGTGTGATACACTTGTGTCACATTAACCACTGGATCAAATGTAATGAAACTCACCAAACTGACCAAGCAAGCCATTGTTCGCGCAATCATTCAGGACTTGCCGCCTATCGACAAAGAGGCCCGCGCTTTGGCAATTAACGCCGCCATCGTCAAGGCCATGAGTCCCGAGGTGCGCAAGGTGTTCAAGACTCATCCGGCTGCACTGCGCACAAGAAGCGTGGAGTACACCAACCCCTTTCGACACTGGGGCAATGACGTTACCGTAGGTGATGTGACCGATGACCAAATTAAGACAATCATTGCGCCGTATGGAAAACAGGAACAGGAGCGCAAAGACGCCGAGCGTAAGCTGACTGCGGCATTTGAGGGCATCAACACGCTCAAGCAGGCACTGACCACATTTCCCGAGTTCAAAAAGTATTACCCCACCGAAGCAGAGCCGACCAAAAATCTGCCAGCGTTGGCGAACGTCATGGCCGATCTGTCCAAACTCGGCTGGCCCAAGAAGTAAGGAGTAACTGTAATGATCAATGAACTTGTCAACTGGGTAAAGAACATCTACGCCACACCGACCGCTGAGTCGTTGGCGCTGCGGGAACTGGAGGAGAGCAAACGCAGGCTGCTGGAGGCCCAGACAGCGCGTGAATACGCTGAGTCCATGTGCAAGTACCGTGAGGCGCAGATCAAGCGCCTGACGACCTATTTGCACAAGGCCACCGAGGAGCAGTCGTGAGTCCGGTACGGCAAAAGCGAATTCGCACTTACCTGCGATCAAGGCCGGGAGGTGCCACCACGATTGAGATTGCGCAGGAGATAGGTGACCACCCTGCCAATGTCAGGAAGTCCCTCAAGGCCATGCCTGATGTGTACGTGGACCGCTGGAGGCTTGGCAAGCGTGGACAGTTTGAGAAGGTGTGGGTAGCAGTACCTGTGCCTGACGACTGCCCGCACCCCAAAGAACGAACCAAGTGGGGCGTGTTCTACAAGAAACCAAAGACTCAGTGGGTCATTGTCCAACAAGGAGCAATACAGTGAAATGCAAATGCCATCCCGACTCGCCCTTCTTATGGGCCAGTAACTCACGTCCCAGCATATTCATCAAGGACATTTACTTCAGGCCCAAGGCCAAGCAGGTGTATGAGAACTTGTCCAAGGAGGAGAACGTCTTGGCGTACAAGCAGTTCAGCATCCACAGCAGGGCGCACCCCAAGATCAAACCGACCAAGAACAAGCATGAGCTATGAAGAAGAAAAGCAAGTACAAACCTCGCGGGGTGCGCTACGACAACATGTCGTGGATCATCGCAGGCATGAAGAAGGTAGGCACGCTACCCACTGCCGGGGTGGCGCTCAAACTCAAGAACCACGAGGCGCTTGACTCCATACTGACAGGTCAAGGCACCAAAGAGCACGTCGATATGCTGATCTCAGCGGTCAACATGGCAGAGGCCATGACCCGTATTCGGGACGATCTCGGGCGTGACTGGGTAGAGGAGATCAGGGCTGCGCAGGATGCCGTCTATGCGATGGGTGTGCGCGGCTACGAGAAAGGCTCGTTCCTGTTCACAGGGCCAGAGATGACCGCTGTGAAGCTGATCATGGACCTGCACGACAGCCAACTCGATGACTGCACCGTCAAGGAGATGGAGCAAGCCCTGTTCATCGTTGAGGAAGAACTCAGGCTGCGCAAGGCCCGAGCAATCGTCAAGCGAACGGACGCGCTCCAGCCTTGTCAATGATCAGTGCCTGCTTGCGGGGTGCGCGGTCTTCGCTGTTGGGGATGCTGATGTGTGTCCAGCGGTCGAACTCGCGGATCACTTGGTCAAAGCTGATGCCACTGGCGATGACCTTGCGCACCACCTCGTCAGGGGTCATGCCGGGCACACGGATGTCAGCAGCGCACCCGATGCGGTGCTGGCTGGTGTCCTTGCTGCCCACGGCATCGTTGACCTTCTTGGACCGGAAAGCCGAGTTGATCATGATGGGCTTGCCGCCCAGCACCACTTTGACCTGCTCCAGCATGTCAGCAAGGCGCTTGAGGTT